TGATTAAAAAATTTATATATATATATATTTATATATATATAAATGTCAAATAATATAGATATTGTGTCACCTTATCATAACATTAATCAATACACAAGAATTCAAATACAACCACATATGATGAATAGTGATATTGAAAATAACATGGATATAGTTCTCCAAAAAAAAGTAGAAGGGAAAAGTAATAGATATGGATTTATTGATAAAGTATATCAAATAGATAAATATGAAGAAACTATCATGTTACCCGAAAATCTATCAGGTGCTGTTACATATAATGTGACATATTATTGTAGAATATGTATTCCTCTAGAAAATACTATTATTATTGGAACGATAAAAGCAATCAATCAAGATTTAATTATAATTTCAAATGGTCCAATTATTATATTTATACCCAAAACAAATATTGATTCAAATATATGGAATATTAGTAACGAATTTACTCATAAAAAAACATCAACTATTTTAAAATCAAACGATTATGTAAAAATTTTAATCGAAAAAACAAAGATAAATCAAGGTGATGTTCAAATTAAATGTATTGGTAGATTATTAGATCTTGCTACAGAAGAAGAAGTCAGTAAGTATTATGGTTCAACTCCAACTGTGGATAAATTGTCTAATATGAGTGAATCCAATTTTATATTATGAGATATGATACAAGTTCACTTCGTCTCAGACGAAGAAGTTGAGCAGAGAATCATTATTTATTGTAAAAAATTAATAACATCTTTTTCTATCATTTCAATATCATTAACTGTATAATTATTTACAATCCAATCATTAATAGTAAGATTATATTTTTTTAAAAAATCATCCCGAATCTGTATTATTTTTATACTATAATTTCTTATTAAATTTTTAAAACTAATTTTTCCCAATTTAATTTGGTTTATTAATTCATCTACTAATTTTATAGGTAATATATCACTATTACGCAATCGTTGTTCTGCCCACCAAACGCACCATACAGCACAAAAACCATTTGGATCTCCTATTTTTTTACATTTTTCATCTTCCAATGTTTCTAATAGTTGAAATCCGATATCTGGTAGATATTGACATGGTCTTATATAAGTATATTTAGACAAGAGATGTGAAAATTTACTAGTTAATATATTGTCTAATAATACAGAATTATAATTAAATCCACGAGGTGAATTTTTACCATTCGGTTCAAATCTTTCAATTGTCTCTTTAACAACATCTATGATTAGAATATTTGCATGTGATCCAGTTGCAACTTCTATACCAAGAGGTATTACTATAAATTGTTTACCCTCTTTGATACATTCATCTATTTTATTGATAAATATACTATCAAAATTAGTTAAAAATATTAATCTTTGGAAACTCCATATAATTTCAATATTAGAAAAATCAAGTTTATAATTATAATTTATTCCCAATTTACTATAATAAGATTCTAATTCTTTATTCTCTGTTAAGGGGTATTCCAAAACTAGATCTAAATTAGGATATTCTTTATATAAATAAATCATACCAAATAATATATCAATAGTAGATCCTGTATAGAAACAACCTTCTTTAAATATACCACTATCTATATTTAATTTTATCTCTTCATATTGCGGTACAGATCTTTTCATATTTGTTATCATTTCTCTAATATATTCTTTACAATATGATACGATTGTATTATCTTTCATTTGTTTTTTTGTTTTTTGTTTATATAATATAATTATATTTTCTAAATCATCATTAGCACATGCTTTTTCCCAATTGATATTAAAATTATCTTTATTTTTAATATGTTTTAAAATCATATAATAACTATCTACTGCCATATCAATAAATTGATCCTTCATATTATTTGGTACCATATCAATTACTGTCATATTATCCCTATTACTAATAAATAGATTCATGTGAGTTTTTCCATTAGTTAATATTTTCATTATACTATCTAGTGTCCATAAATTTTTACTGACTAACATGTGAAGTGGTGTTATTCCCATATTATTCATTATATTCATATTAGTATTTTCAACAAATACTTCTAATATGGTTAAATAATCATATTGAAATTTATTTTTATGTGTAATTTCAACATTAATATCAGGTATTTCCAATAATAGATGTAATGGAGTGTCCCCATTTAAATTAGTAGAATTGTAGGTAGGTAAAATATTATATTTCATATCTATAACATTTTGAATAAATATAAAATTTTTTTCAATTATACTGTAATGGATTGCTGTATTTCCTATATAATCACTCATATTTATATCTCCACCATATTCTAATAATTTCATCGCATATGAATTTTTATTTAAAACGACACATTGATGTAAAGCAGTTAAACCGTATTCACTTTCCCTATTATTTACAATCATTTCAATAAAATTTTTATGTTTTATTAAAAAATCTAAAACATTTGTATCATCGTATATAATAACACTTTGTAATATAGATTCATTATTATTATTTAAATACATATTAACATTTAATGTTTTTTTAAATTCATTTTCTAATAAATAAAACAATGATTGGTCACGTTTATATTGTAAAGCAATCATATAAATATTATTTTTCATATTATCAATTATATTTATATCAGCGTTCATTTGATATAATATTTTTACTGCTTTAAAATTATTAAAAATTATTGCATAATGTAAACCACTATAACCGTTGTTATCACGTATATCAATAATATTTATACCTATACTTTTTTTATCAAACTCTACTAAAATATTAAGTAATTCTATATAATTATATTTAATTGGAATATACAATATATTTCGCCCATCTGTATCTATTATATCTAATCTAATTGTTCTATTTTTTAATATATAGGTAATTATTTCAATCAGATTATAATTTACTAAATAGTGAATAAAATAATTATTATGTTCGTCTATTATATCTAGATCTATATCAATATTATCCTCTATATATTTTTTTAAAGTATCAAAGTTTTTTTTAATAATAAAATCAAATAGTATTGTCATTATCTTACTATATAAAAATTATGTATTAATTAAAAATATCTAAACTTCCTTGAACCACTATACGATAATAAATACTATATCCACTACTAATATTAGGTCTTTTTATACGAAATATATCATTTATTTTACCTCCGTAATATCGTACCATCATATCAGTTGAATAAATTTTTCCCAGATCTTTGCTAGCAAACGTTTCAAGTAGTTCTAGTCTATCTTCATCATTAATTAATGTGTGTTCTGGTATATAATTTTTACTAGGTATATCTTCTAATAATTCACTTATATTAAAAACTTCAGCGTTTACATATTCATCATTAACTTGCTTGTATGTTTTTTTGGAAAAAGTTTTTACTATTAGGAATTTATGAGTATCTAAATTTTGACTCAAATATTCATCACTTGATGAATTGGATGAAATATTTTTAATTTCTTGATTCATAATATTTATACTAAATTTTTTATCTTCTAATTTAAAATTTGATACTTTATTTGTTTCTATTTCTTTGATAATACTATTATCAAACATACTTGTCATATACCCCCGTCTTATAAATAATTTATTAAGGTTTATTAAAATAGTCTCATTTATTTCTTTATTTTTCATTTCAACATTAGAAAGTTCAGTCATTATATATATCCTAGTTATAAACTTTATATTATTTATTTCAAATTTTTTTAATATTATTTATATATAAATTTAGATTCAATCATCTGTATTTAATTATTTGTTTATTTTGACTATAATAATATTCTATTTAGGTTAGGATTTTATATACAATTAGGATAAATATAATCTATCCCAATTATATGGATACTAATTTAGTAATATTAATACTAATTATTTTTATTTTTATATTAATAGTATTTTCTAATATAATTGATAATTTTTCAAATAAATGGAATGATAAAATAGATGGTATTGTTTATATTAATTTGGAAAAAAGAGATGATCGTAAAAGATTATTATTAGAAGAATTGTCCAGAATTGAAGTAGACATGTCAAAAGTTAATAAAGTTGCCGGATCATATATTCCTAAAAACGGTCATAAGGGATGCGTCCAATCACATATTTTAGCACTAACTATGGCAAAGATGAATAAGTGGAAATATATAATGATATTTGAAGATGATATGGAATTAAATGTTTCACCTGATGAATTTAACAATAATATAAATGATATATTAGATTATATGAGTAGTAATAATATACCATGGGATGTAATTATGTTAGCAACTGGTCATGGAGGGAATAGTAAAAAAACATTAGAAAATAATGATAGATTTGTAAAAGTACCCTACGCAACAACATCTTCTGGTTATATTGTGAATGAAAAATATTACGATATATTACTAGATGTATTTAAAAATTGTAATGATAATATGTCAAAAGATAAATGGGGAGGAGGCGAATGGTGGGAACCCTATGCTCTAGATCAACAATGGAATAAATTACAGGAAAAAGATCAATGGTATGGATTTAAGAATGATTTAATAATACAAAGAAATATAAGTAGTACTATTATGAATCGTGAATAATCTTATTCGATAGAACATTACAAAGTATAGTACATCGAACAAATAAAAATTGATAGACAGTTGTATATCTATGTTCTTTTATTAATAATATACAAAGTATATCATTAATAAAAATTGATATAAATACATTAAACATATTTTCTTATTATTATGTAATGACAAGTAAATATACGCCTTTTATTCATAGAATTAATTCTCATGAAAGTGAAGAAATATTTAAAGATGGTAGTATTACATCTGCTTCTAATATAAATGAACCTTTGCATAGTTTAGGATTTCATAGTTTTATTCATAGAACAAAAAGCGCAATGGATATTACTACTAAATTAGAAACTAAAAATAAATTTTATTATGTAGTTAATCCATTTGAACATACTATAAATGATTATAAGGAAGATATTGCCAATATATCTGAAATCTATTTCCCTGGGACTGAACCAAAAATTCAATCCCGTGCTTTTTATAAGATGTGGGAAATTTTGTCAATTTTTGATATCGCGAATGTAAAGAATCTATCAATGGTTGGTATAGCGGAAGGACCAGGTAGTTTTATTCAAGCAGTTATTAGATATCGTGAAAAATTTTTTGATATAACTAAAGATAGAATACATTGTATGACAATTCATCCGGAAGATGGAAAACATATTGATATTGGAAAAACATTAATTGATTATTATGATACAAAATATCCTAAATTAATTAATATTTGTAAAACATATAAGAATAACATTGCTGATAAAGATGATAGTAAAACGAATGGTGATATAACTAAAATGAAAACAATTAATATAATTACACAGACTATAGAAAAAGAAAAAAAATATGCCGATCTAGTAACTGCAGACGGAGGATTTGAATGGAATAATGAAAATTATCAAGAACAAGAAGCATATAAACTTATTATGGGTGAAATTTTAGGTTGTATTAAAGTACAAGCGAAAGATGGTAACTTTGTTCTTAAAATATTCGAAACATTTACTAATGTTACTATTAAAATGATATATCTACTTACTGCTTTTTATGAAGAAGTATATATGTATAAACCATTTTTCTCAAGGAACACTAATAGTGAGAAATATATGGTATGTCGTAAATTTAAATACGATCAAGATAAAAATAAGGAATTATTGGATAAGAGATTTAAGATTTTAGAAAAAACATTAAATCAAATGGATACTAAAAATTTTATTATTGATATATTCCCTAAATTTATACTAAAAAATGAACAAATTAATGTATTTAAATATACAAATATCCTTATAGCAAACACACAACAAATTATAATAAATATATTAGTTCAATATATTAAATCTAATAATTATTTTGGTGATGATTATCATCGATATCGAATGAATCAGATTGAATCAAATAAATGGTGGATAAATACATTTTTTACTGATAAAAAACCAGATTTTACTAAAATTATAAAAGATATAGAACATTATAATGATTCTGAGTTAAATCTATTTATTAATAAATTAATTAAATATTAAATTAAATATTATATTATTCTGGTTTAATATAATTATTTGCTAATTTTTCCCCAACTACTAAATCTGCTTGTTCGTATGTTTTATCACCTACTTCTACTTCTTCTAAATGTCTAAACATTATTTCTAACATACTATTATCATTTCCACTACATAGATGTGATACTAGAAATGGATATTCTTTCATTATTTCTATATGATTATCAAAAAAAAAATTTTCTCTTTGTTCTTGTCCAAATATTTGCTTTTTATCTAATTCTTTTATAATTTTTTGAATATTTTTAATAACACTTCTTAAATCTTTAACAGATGGTCGTCCACTCATTATAATAGTAAATGATTATTTTTTTAGATAATTTTAATTATTTTTTAACTATGAAAAATATAAGAATTATAATAATAATGATTAATATGATATTAGTCATACTAATTATACTATTATCACTTGAAAAAATTTCTATATTATCCGCATCTTGATTTATTTCTATATTTGTATAACCAGGGCAATCGCCTGTACAATTCTTGATTATCTCCTTTAAACCATTACTACTATTAAAAGTTTTCTTATTATTAGAGATATTAACTAAATTATGCATTTGAATACCCCAATCAATAAATTTTTTTTTATTACTAAGTATTGCATCAGTTAAAGGATATTCTTTTAAATGTTGTTTAAAATTATTTCCACATATTGAACAAGGTATTACATATTGTAACGCAGTAAAAAACTCTAAATATTGTTTTTTTATATCATTTGTTGGATTAGATGGATAACCAATTGTTACATAATGAATAAATTTCCACCCATGAGGTCCCCATACATCTGGTCCTGACATTTATTATATTAAAACAAGAGAGATTTTTTATTCTAGAAAAAATATTTCTTATTTTAGAAAAGATATTTCTTATTTTAGAAAAGATATTTCTTATTTTAGAAAAGATATTTCTTATTATTTATAAAAAATACTATTATTAATATTATTATTGTATATATATTTGTAGTAAATGTTAATGTCATAATAATAAATATAATTATTTCTAATAATTTTTTAATATATTCGTTCATACCTATTATAATTACTTCACTTTGTACATATACATTACTATAATCTATCATACTGTCATCAAAACCTGATGTAGTTATAATAGGAGATGTTGTATTGTTACGAGATGTAGTTGTTGGGCGCTGTGGTGTTTTTTGTTTTTTCATAGGAATTTGGTTTGGGGTTGGAGTAGGTGTTTTACTCTTTGTTTTATTAACTTTTTTAGTAAAAAAATGCTTAATTAAAAAATGAAATGTACCAATAAAAATAGTTAAATATAAATTTTTAGAAAGATTGTAAACTAATGAATAAAAAAATATCATTTGAATATACTTATTTACTAAGATATAACGATCTCTTTGGGATATTCTAAAACCTAAATCCTTTAATAATAGTATATTTAAATTATATACCGTTATTATTAATGACATTCCTTTTATAATTTCTGATATCATTATATAATATGATATTATTATTTACATTAAATTATTATAATTACCCTTATTTTTCAACATATGAGTTAGGATAAAAAATATCGAGTACTCTATTGATGTGCAATATATCGATCTAATCTCTTATATTTATTCATACATATCAATAACTTTATCACATTTACTTTCCCAAATTTTATCCATATATAACATTGTTACTGATAATATAATACCACTAGACCAAAATAAAATTGGTAACTTTTTTGTAAAATATATAAAAACAATTAATGTCGTAATCCAAATAGGACCCCTGATATATTTAATTACATTTTTTCTAATTTTTTTACAATAATATGATAATTTATTATCTTTTTCTTCTATGGCAATACTATCTATACCGGATACTATTGATAATGATTCGCATATTAATAATATACTTTGAATATAACCAAATCGATCCATGTAATTAGAAACAAACAACCCTAGTATCATAATAATATGATGAACATACAAATCTACACGTACTGCTTTAGTGCTTATCATGTAAACCATATCAACTATCAAGTATGACATAAATAAATTATATGCTTCGTTCATACTATTATGTTGGAATGAAAAAGGATGTGTAAAACCATTTCCAAAATGTTCAACCAAGATATTAATACCAATACAAGTAAAAGTAATACACATCAATGAACGATATATATTAAATCTAATTTCATTAGAATATTTTTTTAAACCAGGATAATTATGTATAATAGTATAAAGAACCGTTAGAATACAAATATTTACACTTATTTCTTGATAATCTAACATTATGATAAAAAGTATAATTATTCTTTACATATTATTTGAATAAGATCTTTTTTTGTTGGTTTTGCCATAGGAATTATAATATTCATATTATTTATTATTTGAACTAATTCATCTTTTTTCATTTTTTCTAATTTATTTTTTGAAAATGTTGTATTGTTAACAAATGTATCATTGTTATTACAAAATTGATCTATTTCTAATATTTCATTAAAATTATCATTTATTTGAACCTCATCCATACTATTATATTTCTTTATAACCCCGTTATTTGATAAAATCTTTGTTTTTAAAATTATAGATTTATTCGACGAAAAACTAAATATCTTAGTTTCATTTGTCACAATTGGTTCCCACCATTGATTATAATTTGCTAAAAATATAGTAGGTCTCCATGGATTAAAAAAATCACCGAAATATGTAGCATATATCATATTATTCTTAAAGTCAAATATAATTATATTAATATGTATATTATTTGATATATCCCATAAATCAGGATCTGGTTTAACATCAGTATCCAAACAATACATTATACTATTTTCTAATGAAACATTAATATTATTAGATGTATTTATTATACCATATCGATAAAATGTTTGATCAAATATATTATTAAAATATTTAAATTCAGGAGAATATTGTGTTATATTTTGTTGATTTGAAAATGTATTTGTAATTGGTGATAAATATTCAATAATGGTTTCGTAAGTAATCATTATTATATATTATAAAAATGCGTTTAAATCTGAAATAACACTGTATTCTGATATATTTATTATAAATAAAAAAATAGATGTTACTATTTTTATTTTATTTTCATTATAAGGTCTAATTAATAATAATACTTCATCCCAACTACACCACTTTATAATATCAATTTCATTATTATTTATATTATCATTATCTAGTATAACGTTATTATATGATTGACCGATATAAAAAATATGTTTATACTCTTTGTTATTAGTTCCGATAAAATTATCATGAATTGGATTAATACAATTTAATATATTATAATCTTTACTTTTCATACGTGTTTCTTCTTCAAATTCTCTTATAGCACAATTAATATTTTTCTCA